CTGCAAATATCACATCCTAAGAACGGTAATATCAGCACGGCTGATATTGATACCATCTTTGGTCGACTTATTGGGGCTTGCCTCAAGAAGTCGGGTAATACAGTTAGTACACGCTTTGCTGATTTGATGAAGTCAGCACTGCATCCTACTGTAGACGGTGCTTCGGTGTCATAATTTTCTGAAAGGAGGCATACTATGCCTAAATTTTCTTGGCAGGTCAGTAAAATTTCTGACTCTGTAACCATTTCGGATGGATTCCATCCCGCTGATGTCGGTTTCTCCGACGATGACCGCGCACAGTATAGACTGTGTATTGAGGTGTGGGTTAGAATGGCAGATGAGATTGCACTCTCCGACCCCATTATTGATTTTATCAATAGGTATGGGTTATGCGGTGCAACTCAGAGGCTGTGTGATGAGGCAGATCTTCTGCTCTCAAACCTTAGCAGCCTTAGTCAGGTCCTGCCCTCACTCTATGTTTCCAACATGCTGTTCCATGCGATGGGACAGGGACTTAGTCCAGCAGCCGTACGTGGTGTTTTGCAGCTCCTTCGCTTCCCTAAGCGAATGACTCCTCACGCACCAGTGGCTGTCTCTGAACTGGAACAAGACTTCTTAAACAATAACAACCGTGTCAAGTTATTTGACCGGCACGGTTTGCGGCCTTACTTAGTGTGTGCTATTCGTGACACAATGACGTTCGTGTCTGGCAAGAGGCACATTAAGGAATTTTCTTACCGTGACTACCTTCATCGGATTCCGACAGGCGTTACGGCTGAGGGATACTCAACGTGGGCTGAGAAGATTGTTCACCTCGCTTCTACTGGAGCGATAGATGACCCGCGTTTGATACGCAGGGGTTATTCTTCAATAGCTACATGTTCCGTATTCCAAGCAGTGCCCAAGACTATGTTCAAGTCACGTGGTATTGCTGAGGAACCCCTCACATCGCAACTGGTGCTCACTCACTACGGCGATGCCATCGTTGAACTATTCAATGATGCCAGCAATAAGAGGCTCTTTGCCCCTTATGGTCATGTAGTGTTAACAGACCAGGGTAGAAACCAAATGGCTGCCTATCTTGGTTCTCTTGACGGGTCCATCGATACGATTGACCTGAAGAGTGCATCAGATAGCGTTTCCTATGCTCTTGCGCATGGGGTACTCGATCCTGTTGGGTTGTTCCCAGAGGGATTATCGACGAAGATTTTAATATCCTCGAAGATTCGTCCCTTGTATGTTTTCGCTACTATGGGTACCCGTGTGACTTTTCCAGCTGAATCTCTGATTTTCTGGGCGATCACATGTACAGCTGTAAAGATGTACAGCAGGACCACTTCCGGTAAATCTTGGAAGCGTAAAGCGAAGGAGTTAGTTGCTAACTGTTATGTGTACGGTGATGATATCGCCGTCCCGCATGAAATTAGCAGCCTTGTCATTGACCTCCTTCAGGCGTGTGGCTTAACTGTTAACGATGCGAAAACCTGGACCACAGATCAGTCCCCTTATTATCGGGAATCCTGTGGAAAGGAGTTCATCGATGGTGTTGATGTTGGCTCTATATACTGGCCGCGTCATTATCTCGATGAGGGAGCGATCCCTTCGCTTATAAAGTTACAGAACCGCCTTTACAACGTTGGGTGCGCTGCCACAGCAAGTTGGCTGGCTGGGTATATCCGGTCAATTGACCAGAGAGTACCTAGTGTATTGCCTGGATCAGACATCCTTGGGGTCTATTCTACGTATTATTACGCACGTCCCGCTACAAGGATTCCAGCTGCGCGGATTGTTGCCTGCGAGCTGGACTACCAGCGTGTTTATCACGTTGGAGAGTTTGGTGCTATCGAGCATGTTGAACGCATGATCCACAACACTCTGATCCCCCTCACTCCTGTTGATATTGATGCCCCTATTTGGTGGGTACTCGAACCTGAGTTCACGCAAAAGCAGATCGTTAAGACCCACGCTTTTGATGATGACCCCGAGATACAGGAGGAATTATTGTATGTTCACTTCTGCATCTTTGGCCCGATGTATTCGGACGACTTGTCACGGGTACTCGGTGTCTCAGAGC